CCTCTTTAGCCGAATTGAGTCTGAATTTCCCGACCTATTTGCAGGCAGAGGCACTGCAAAACCTAAACAACCTGAAGCACATTATTACACTTCAGTCATTAGACAGCACAGACAGCGATTTGATGAACAGTTTGCAATCACAAGTGGAAATCTTGGAGAAATTAAGCACCTGGTCGAAAGGCCAGTTTACGAGTACTACTTAATTTATAATGCCTATATTAGCGACCTCAAAAAGAAGAGAAACAGAGTAAAGGGTTAGATTTGTTTGTTCTCATGAATCAAAAGAGCCATCCAATTGGGTGGCTTTTTTTATGCCTATCTTTGAGGCAAACATTAAGCACATGGCTATTTCCACCAATGACATTAAGATAAGGTATGTCATAGATACCTCTGAGCTATCAAAAGCTCAGCAGGGGTTTGACAAGATCACAGCAGAGGAACAGGATGCAATCAAGGAGCTGAAGAAGTTCAATTCAGAACTTAATAAGACCAGCTCTAATGCATCAGATGCTGGCAGTAAGATGTCAGGGGCATTTAAGCAGGCTGGCGGTGGCATTGATGGCTTCCTGAAGAACCTTGGCCCGGTAGGCCCGGCTATAGCAGGAGCATTCAGCATTCAGGCTGTCATTGGCTTTGCTCAGTCAGTCTTCAAGGTCACTGCTGAGTTCGAGAAGATGGGAGCAGTTCTCAAGAACTCATTAGGCAGCGGAGCAGCTGCTAGTATTGCTCTTGATAACATTAAGGAGTTCGCAACTACAACACCCTTTTCAGTTCAAGAGCTTACTGACTCTTTTATTAAGATGGCTGGTGTAGGTCTTAGACCTACGATGGAGCAGATGCGTAAGCTAGGTGATGTTGCCAGCTCACAAGGTAAGTCATTCATTCAATACACAGAGGCTATTCTTGATGCCAGAAACTTTGAGTTTGAACGACTAAAGGATCTGAATATTAACGCAAGAACAGTAGGTGATAATTTGATTTTCACTTTTAATAATGTAGAGACTCAGGTCAAGAAAAATAAAGAGGCTGTAACTGAATACCTCATGAGCCTTGGAGATTATGAAGGAGTAGCTGGTTCAGCTGCTGTAATCTCTGAAACATTAGGTGGCAAGGTCAATAACCTAGGTGATGCATGGGATAACTTCCTGAATCAGATAGGCACAATGCTTGGGCCGACACTTCAGGCTGCTCTTGAGCTTACAGCTGACTTTATGAATGGCATTAATTCAATTTTCAAGATTGGAAAATCCGATGCTAAAACATTTGCCGACATGGAAGTCAGTGCCTATAAGGGTGCAAAGACCAGATTAAATAAGCTTACTGATGAGCAATTAGCAGCTGAACTCAAGAAAAACAATGAGAAGCTCAAGTCACTCAATACAGTTGCAACTGAGTACGATAATACCAGTAAGTCACTTAACAAGTGGAACTTGGCTGTCAAGGTTGGAACTCTTGGCCTGCTTGATCTTAAATTAGTTGAGGGAGTAAGAAGTGTAACAGTTGGTAGAGACATTAAGGCAGCCAAAGAGCAGAAGGCTGCACTTGATGGGGTTAATGGGGCTATTAAGGAAGAGATAAAGGCTAGAGCTGAACTCAAGAAAAAGGCTGAAGAGGCTGATAAGCCTAAACTAGATAAGGCTAAGAAGACTAAGGCTGAAGACCCATTGAAAAAGGTTCAAGAGCAGTACCAGGCTCAGCTGAAGTTGGCTAAGATGGAGCAGGAGCAGCAGACCTTAATACTAGAACTTCAAGGTGCTGGCAAAGAGGCTGCATTGGCTCAAGAGATTATCTACCAGCAGAAGGTGGCTAAGATTAAAGAAGACTTCCAGAAGAGAGGCATAGGCATTAGTGAGCAGGAAGTGGCAATAGCTAAGTTGACAGCTGAGAAGTCAGTTCAGGAATATGAGAAAGCCTATGCTAAACTTTTCTTGAAACCAAAAGATGCAATTGAGAAGTTTCAAAAAGACATCACTAAGATTGAGGAGGATGAAGAGAAGAAGAGGTATGACAATAGGCTAAGCCAGATGAGGCAATGGCAGAAGGCCTATGAGTATGGTCTTGAGGAGGAAAAGAAAGCCAGAGAGAAGGCAGAGGCTGACAAGCAGGCTAAGATAGATGCTACTTTCCAGCTTACCGGAAATTTGCTCAATGGCTTCAGCAGCCTATACCAGACCAACATCAACAATGAGATAGCTGCCATGAATAAACGCTATGACAATGAGGTAGCAATGGCAGCTGGCAATGAGCAGAAGATTCAAGAGATTAATAACCGGAGGGCAGAGCAGGAGAAGGAGCTAAAACAAAAGGCATTCAAAGCTGAACAGGCAGCAGCTATTGCCAGAGTAATATTTGAAACTGCCTCAATAGTGGCTAAGTGGGCAAGTAATCCAGTTACTGCTGGACTTGCTGCTCTGACTCTGGCTAACCAGGCAGCACAGATAGGCTTTATCCTAGCTCAGCCTGTGCCTGAGTTCGCAGAGGGTACTAAGGGCAAGCCATTCGAAGGAGGTAGAGCAATGGTAGGTGAGCGAGGGGTTGAGAAGGTGGTGACTGCATCAGGCAAGGTCTACTTCACTCCACCCACAGCCACTCTGGTTGATCTGCCTAAAGGCTCTCAAGTAATTCCAAACCATGCCCTGAGTAAGCAGGAGCTGTTCTATGCATCCAGATACAATGGAGGCTCTCAGGCCAGCAATCCAATGTATGGCAAGCTTGATGAGCTGGGCAGCATCTTGAAAGGTCTACCTATTACTCAGCTCAATATGGATGAGAAAGGTTTTGAGAAGTATATTCGCACCGAAAGAAGGACTACTAAAATCCTTAACAATCGGTTCAGAAGCTGATGTCATTTCTAATTGGTTTAGATTGCGAAAGAGCCTCTGTTATACAGGGGCTTTTTCTTTTTACCTTTGCCCTATGGCAGGCTGGAAGTTCTACTTAGATAACATAGAGGTCGAAGAGCCTATAGGCTGGGATGGCATTGAGTTCACTGCTATCCGAATGAAAAGTCATGGCATTGACCAGCCATTCAGCACAGAGGTCAAGTTCTATGACAATGGGGCTAGATACATAAAGCTCATCTTTGACCAGTTCTACATAAATAGACCTATTGCTATAACCATCACTTCAGATGTGGGCTATAATGGTCAGGACTATCAATTCGATGGCTTCCTGAACCTAGCCATCTATCAAGAGCATAATGTCTGCGATACAGATAGCTTTGAGGTCACTGTTGGCATCATAGATGATAACTTCCGGGAAGACTTTAAAGCCCGGCAGGATGTAGAGATAGACCTTACCAGCACCAAAGACCTTAATGGTGATACCATCAGTGCGCTTACTTTCAAAAATATAAGGCTGCACAGGCAAGACCTTTATCTGACTGCCTTTGGCAAGAGCCTTGCAGACCGCAATGTCTCTATCTATTGGTATGAGGCAGCAATTATTCCTACCTTCTGGCAGAATACTGACTTTACTGAAGAGTATGGCAATACTGCTAATACTACTCAGTCAACTATCAACTGGAATGCAGGAGAGTACGGTGATAGTGCTATATTTCAAAACAACACAACTATAACCAGGACATTCAGTGCTACTCATGACCTGACAGTGACTGTTGTCAATAATAATACCTTTAATTCAATTGATGTAGTAGTCTATCTAGGCACTATCAATGGGAATGTCTTTGACACAGGCTACTATCTACTTAATACTACTCTAGGTGCTGGTGCTACCCAGACATGGACACTATCAGGCACAATCAATAACATCTCAATACCTTCCGGATATAAGCTTCAGTATGCAATTGAGGCTGGCTACACAGGTAATCCTAACACAGCTGACATCACTATAGATGAGAATGCAACAATAACTCTGGAGGAGATTAACTCAGGTGAGTATGCCAGCACCTGCAATGTGCTAACTATTGAGCAATGGCTACGCAGGGCAATCTATTTGATGACCGGAGACAACAACATGCTGCTCTCTGATGTGTTCAGTGAGGCTGATGGTGGCTGCTTTTGGAACAATGCCCTGACCACAGGAGGCAGAATAAGAGGAGTAGACCCATTTGCTGGCTTTCAAACCCTAAAGACCACATGGAAGCAAGTGTTTGAGGGGCTAGACAGAATCTTTTGTCTAGGCTGGGCTTTTGAATGGACAGGCACAGAGTGGAAGGTTAGGGTAGAGCCGAGAGAGTACTTCTACCAGAACAGCATCAGCCAGACCTTTACCAATGTAGGTGAAGTCGATCAGATGGCTAAATCTGAAGACCTGGTCAATAATATTACTCTTGGCTTCTCCGATAAGTGGAAAAATATACAGATTTCTGGCACTTATGCCATACACACTGACCGCAATTACTTCATTGATAACCGGGCAATGGCAGAGAACAGCACTGCTGCCTTAGACATTCGGAGCGACATAATTGCTGAAGGTTACTGCATAGAGTTCAACCGGAGAGCATCAGCCATAACCAATGGAGGTGCTACATCAGACCGACCTAATGACTATGATACCTTCATCATTTGGCTGAACAGGCAGGAGATAGCTTTGGAAGATGTAGAAGGCACATGCTTTAACCTACCACAGGAGACAGGCTCAGTAACCTTTGCTCCGGGAGAGGTTAGCATGCCAAGCAGCCTGATAACCTTTAGCTCTGGAGTAATGCAGAACCTGTACAACATATTTCACACCCCTGCCAGAGTAGGCATGAGATGGTGGAAAGTGCTAGGCATGCACACCTATGGGCTAGTGTTGCCAGCTACAGGCAACCCTTCGCTTCAATTTCAGATAGGTGAGTATCAGACTACCTACTTCAGTCAGATAGATGATGCTCAAGAGCCATGTCAGCAGTACTTGATTGATACACCACTGTACGAGAATGTCAGCATTGACATTACAGTGCTTAGAGCTGAAGCGCAGGACTACCTATTCAAGCCTATCAGTGTTCAATTTACCTACCCTCAAAGTCTTTGCGATTTCTTAACTTTGAGCCAAGATGAGCAATACCGGAAAGTCAGGCTCACTTCGGGCAGCTTAGATATTCAAGGCTTCATAACTGAGGCCAAGAATAAGCCTGAAGACTCTGCCGGAGGTACTACTACTTTTACCTTGCTTGTGTCAGCACAGGATGCCTTGGCTGGCGGTGCGTTTGACTCAGGCTATGATACAGGCTATGATTAA